AACGGCACGCGCCCTTACACGGACGCGGAACTGGCGGACGTCCTGTCCGGGGATTTCCCGGAAGAGATCCCCTTGCGCCAGGCCCAGGCCTTCAGCCTGGCGGCAGCCGGGGGAGCCGTGGCCGGAACGCTGGCGGCCCTCTACCTGGACCGCCTGCTGGACCGCCTGTCCTCCGAGCCGGAAGGCGTCTGGTACGCCCGGCCCGCAGACGTGGCCGCCGCGACCTCCCGCCAGTATATCCCCGTTTCCCCAAAGGAAGAGGGGGAATTCACCTGGCGCCTTAATTCCGGGCACGTCAAGAAAGTGGAAGACGTTGCCGGAGCCCTCCGCGTGGAACTGCCTACCCCTTACGTTTTACCCTCCAAATGGCTGTAACCGTCCATATTGACCAAACCGCGATTGACCGGACGTTTGCCGACATGGATCCGTCTGCGGCCCGGCACAAAACCGCCATCCGCAAGGCCGGCGTCGCCTTGAGCCTGCTCATCCAGGAAACCCTGCGCCAGCAGGGCAAGGACTACTACGACGGCGCGGCGGACGCCACCACGATGGAAGAAACCGCCGAGGGCGTCAGCGTCTCCATCGCCTGGCGCGGCATCGGTCTTCACTGGATCGGCACGCAGGGTTATCTGGGCGGGCCGCTCCGCCCCACGGGGCGCACCTCGGAAATCACCGGGAACCCGATCCGGAACCTGGCTATCCCCACCATCAACGCCCCTCGCGGCCATGGCGGGGCCCGAAGCATTTACAGCGCCGGCTTCCGCAAAGAGGACTTGCAATTCATCCCCTCCAAGAACGGAGGACGCAACGGCAATGTGACCGGCGTCCTCATCCTCAAGACGGCGCAATCAGCCACCGGAAAGAAAGCGGCCCGCAAACTGTTCCGCCAGGGAGCCGGAACGGGCGACGTGCTCTACGTGCTGTGCCGCGAAGTCACGATCCCGCCCACGCCGGGAATTCTCCCGACGATGGACCGGATGGCGCAGCGCGCCGCGGAAACCTACCTTGCCAACATCGGAAACGAACCATGATCCCATCCATCGACCAGACCATGTGCCGGCGCCTCATTGAACGCCTCAAGAGCCTGGGAGCGCTGAACTGCCACATCTTCGAACGGCCCTTCGACCCCCAGTATGCCGCCAATGACATCATCATGTCGGCGATGGGCAACAACGGCGTCGTTTTGGTGTGCCCCGGGGACGCGGCAGAATACCAGGACGGGCACGGACAAACGGAAGCGCCGACGATGTGGCGTCAGTATTTCATCATCGCCTCCATTTATCACAACGCGTCCCTGTTCCCGGCGGCATGCCTGACGCCTGATTATTATCTTCGGGCGGTGGGGGACGTGATTGAAGAAGCCCTGTGGAACTGGAATCCTCTTCCCTTTTCCGCACCGGCGATGATGAAACCCAAAATCAAAGGCCGTTTTTCCTCCTCCGCCATCATTGACGGCGAGAAGCGGCAAATGAACGTTTTGACCGTGGATTACCGTGTCCCGGTTAATATTAACATGAGAACCAAGCCAGAATTCTATGAACAAAGCATCAACAACTGACAAGAAGGCCGTGCGGAAGAACGTCCCGAAGCCGGACGAATCTTCCGAAACCGCCGGCAAAACGCCGTCCGCACCGGACGAAAAGAAGAAAACAACTGACAAGAAGGCCGTGCGGGTCATTCGCACCCGCGCCGAACTGGACGGAGGGCTGGTGATCAGCCTCTCCATGAAAACCGACACCCCGGAACTTCCCGCGACCATCGCGGAAGCTCTGGCAACCCTCAACCTTGTTGACATCAAATGAGCAAAGCAACTGCAGCCAACACCGAACCGGAGAAGAAGACGGAGCAGGCCGCCGTCATCGACACGAACATTCTCATTCTGGCCAAAGAAGTGAGGATAGGGCGTTCAACGTTCTTGAAAGGAGCGCATATTCGTGTTACGAAAGAACTCGCCGATAAACTGGAAGCCGACGGCAAGGCATCCATCATCTACTAACCGTTTCAAGCATCAGGGCTACTACATACGACCCCACCTTTACCAACCGCAACGTAACGCCGCAGATTACCGGCGTTCTAGCTATTTTCCTCCCCGACGGCATCAAGGTGACTGAAGACGAGGGAGCTTCTTACGTCACCGGGCCGGACCAGTTTCCGACGCCTCCGACGTCTCCGCCAACGGATCCGACCGCCGGGCCTGAACAGCCCTGGGTGAGCTTCGGGCTGCTGGGAGCGTTCCAGTCCGTCGCCACCCAGGTCGAAGGGGAAGTGACGCGCTTTTACGGCGGTGCGCTGGGATATCGCCAGCAGCGCAAGAACACCACGACCGGCAAGCGGATGACCTTCACCACGCCGGACATGTCCCCCGAATGGTTCCAGCTTTCTTTCGCCTTGGGAGCGCCTCCCGCCAACGGCGAGGAATCGACCACCGTCGGACATGGCGGCGACAATAAGATTGAGGGATATCTTCACTTCTGGTATCAGAACGACGTGGGTACTATCTATCTGGTCGGAACGGCGCATGGCGCCTTGCGCCTCCTGCAGGATCCCGAACACACCACGGCGATTGCTTCACCCCAGTTCGAGTTCGAAATGGATTATCGCGGCAAGTACCAGTTCACGCCCTCCAATGTGCAGGACGTGACGCCGGCGCCGGGTTCCTGACGCGTTTCACCAGGGGGCGCGCTGCGCCCCCGCATCCTCTTTTTTTTTCTCAGGCAGCAGGCAGGCAAATACGATATCCGGACCGTCACAGGGCTGAACCAGTCCCTGGTCGTCCGCGTGGTGGATTTTCAGGGCGATCCCGTCGATATGAGCGGCGTCACCCTGCGCGGCGCTGTCCGTCTCAAGACGGGCGTGACGGAGTTCGGCTTTTCACGCGATGACGAGGGCAACGGCGTTATTTCCTGGGCTTCGGTTCCCGCGGGCATGTGGTCCTACGACGTCTTCATGGACGACGGCAGCGAGGAAAACCCGCTCCTCTACGGACGCTTTGTTTCTTCGGGCCGGGTGACGCCGGACTTGCCGGACGAACAGCAGGCCGTGGCGGGCGCGGTCGTCGTGCAGCTGCCGGAAGGAAGCGGCTGCGTGCAGGTCATGCTTGACAACGCGTCCAGCGCCGCCTGGTACGCGGAACAGGCCAAAAAGTACGCCGAGAATTTTAATCTGTCCGTGGGTCAGGTCACCACCGGGGAACCGGGGACGCCCGCCAACGCGGAAGCCGTCAAGGGAACTGAATCAGGATCCTATCTGCTCAATTTCACGATTCCCCGCGGGGATGTTGGTCCTCAGGGACCGTCAGGCCCGCAGGGTGAACGGGGTGAAACCGGCCCCGAAGGGCCGCAAGGCCCACGCGGCGAAACCGGGGAACGTGGACCTCAGGGAGATACGGGCGAGCAGGGACCGAAGGGAGAGACAGGCCCGGCGGGGCCCCAAGGCCCGGAGGGCCCCCAGGGGCCGGAAGGTCCGGCAGGACCCCAGGGACCACAAGGGGAAAAGGGAGAGCCCGGGACGCTGACGTCCAACGTCGGCGACGTCAACATCGGGGGAGCCCTGACCGCTGAATCGGCTACTATCAACGGGCCTCTGGTCGTCAACAACCCGGACGGAAGCGGAAGCGCCGGAACCCTGAATCAGATTTACGGAATCACCAGGTTTTATCAGTCCGTTGATCTTCGTTCGGGCGGCTGGCTGCGCGGGACATTCATGGTAGAGACCGGCATCCTGAATATTTCCCAGGGCGCCAGCTTCAACTGCGCGGGGGCGGCCACGTTCTCAAGCGCCGTCAACGCCAACGGCGGCATCAACATCCCGCTTGCCGTGGGGGCACCGACCGATACGTCAGCGGTCAACTGTCTTTATGCTATGGGGCTGGCAGGAGCCGTACAGGCGTTGGTTCAGCCAATATACCTTAATTCCAGTTCGATCACAGTCGCGGGTTCCATTTCTAAATCTTCCAACGGTACTCTTGCCGGGTTGACGCAGCGTTTTTCGGTGGGCGCAGCTTCTGCCGGGTCCAATGCGTACGGGTCAGCGGTTATTCCCCTGATAGGGCCTAACGGCCAATTTAATTACAGTTCCGTGTGCGGATTTTCCCTTGCGGTCAACGCGACAGCCTTCGCTAAATTTACTTTTGGCATAGGCCGCGGCTCAAAAACCAACAGAACCGGGTTGACGATGGATTCTTATTCCATGATTCCGGGTGATAATCTGGCCGTCAACTATGGGGAAATCGTCGATGTTACCATCAATACTCCTTACGATACTGTCCGCAAGGGGTATGAAATCAGAGTAAGGGAAATTTTTTATGTAAAGTCCGTTGGACACTGGCAGGTGAAGACGACAACCGTATTTCTTCCGGTAGGCCATAATGAGCTGATGCCAAACGGGCTGAACAGGCTTATTTACATGCAGAGCGGGCCGCCGAGTACAGCAGTGCGGGAGGAAAAGGCGGCTCTTTATATGGAGCTGGGAGGCGGCAGTACCAATACCCTGTTCAAGATAGCTTCTCTCCGCGGCTTCATCAATTTCGAGGCAGGAACAGGCGTAAGCACCCTGATTATTGACGCACGCAATGAGAAAACATACGCCCTTTCAGCCGACGTGGGCACAGGCACCCGGCACCTTTATGCCAATGGATTTACCAATCCAACCTATCACGCATTGGAAGCAATGGCCGTCAATGCCATTGAATCCGAGGAAACGGCAGATTTTGTGGACATTAACATACCTCTCTAATCATGAATAATGCAGAGATACAGATACAGTTTCCCCAGCCGGGACAGTGGGATGAATTTACCCTGACGCCCATTTATCAGGACGCGGACGGGTACACCCGGACAGAACGCTACACAGCGGACGAGATACCGGCGGAGCAGGCACCGGCCATGCAGGCGGTAGTGTCCGCTCTGGTAGGACTGGCGGAACCGTGGCAGGCTTCCCAAGTATGGGCACATCTTATGACGGCGACTGTCTACAATGAGGATGATCCGTATACCCCCACCGGGCAGCGGGATGAGGTTGCGCTGGATGTCGAGGCCGTCAATCCCCAGGCCGGGCGCAGGGTGTTCACTTCCCGCGACTACCCGGCTTTTGTGATCACGGATCCCGCCGCCGTGGACTTTTTCAAACACTTCACTACCCCCAATCAATAACAACCATAATCATATGACTACTAGTAATAAATGCAATCACGCCTTGGAAATTGCCGAGGATATGTATAACGCCTATGCCGACGGCAAGGACCGCTACAAGCACCAGCCGATGGTGAAATACGCCGACCTGCCGGACGACGATAAAGCCGGCTGGCTGAACGTAGCAGAACAGGCCCTCCCCATCATCGGCAAGCATGCTATGGAAGATGTTAAAAACTACCTCTCCGGGCAGGCCAAGACCTCCACCGGCTTGCGGAAGTGGCTCTACTTGGCCGGGGTGGGCATTGTCGGTGCTGTCCTTGGCGGCCTGGGAATGTCCCTCTCCGGCTGCGGCCATTCCGTGGACGTAACGCCGGACAAGACGGTGGTCTGCAAGGACGGCTCCTGCCTGGTGCTGGAACCGGGGCATATCTCCTATTCACAGGCGCAACCCGAAACGGACGTTCCGCCCGTTGTGCAGGTAATTCCCTCCAAGAAGTAACACCATGTGCAAACTCTCCGAAGTACCGGCGCGTTTCATGGATTTTGCCAAGGCGTCACCCGTGTTTGCCTGCGTCATGCTGTCGCTGGTCATTTGCGGCGCGTCCTGCTGGTACATCGGGGATGTCATGGGACACCATAATGACCGGCTGTGTGACCTGATGACCATGCAGACACAGGCCCAGGTCGAGACGGCCAAGGCGATCCAACTTCTTGCCGTCAGAATTGAAAACATAGAAAGAAAACTGGAAAAATGAATACGCTACTGTCCCCTTCCGTTCTTCTGCCGCTGATGGGGTGCGTGATGGCCGGCGTTTTTGCCGCGTGCGGCGACACGACGGCGGGCATTGCCGCGTTCTGCTTCCCCATTGCGACCCTTGTGTTCCTTCGGATGTATGAACACTGACCAACTGTAAAGTTTTTCTTACAAGTTCAATCATATTAACAACCAACCATTAAAGGAGAATACTCATGAAAATAGCCATTGATATTGGGCATGCCAACAACACCGGATCCCGCGGGAACGGGCTTGAAGAACACGCCGTCGCCGTGACGATCGCCGAATGCCTCGCCCCCATGCTGCGGCAGCTGGGCGCCAAGGTGGACGTGATTGACTTTCCGGGCATGAGCAATGCCCAGGATTTGAACGCCACCATCAAGGCCGCCAATGAAGGCGGCTATGACTTCGGCATCTCCCTGCATTGCGACGCTTCCGACAATCCCCAGGCCCATGGCGCCCATGTATGTTTTTACCCGGGCAGCGTCAAGGGCAGCAGGCTGGCCATGTGCATCGCGGAACCTCTTTCCCGCCTGCTTCCCGGCCGGGCCAATACCGTGCAGTCGCGCCCGGGCCTCGCCGTCCTGAAAAGGACCCGCTGCCCGTGGGTGCTGTGCGAATGCGGGTTTATCACCAATCCTGAAAACGCCGCCCTGATGAAGGACCATCCCGGACGCATTGCCGAAGCCATTGCCGAAGGAGTGAAAGACTACCTCAACCAGTAACCGCCCATGACCTACCAGGCCCCCTACGCAGCCCGCTACGTTTCCGCCGCCGGCAACCAGATCCAACTGCTCAACCTCTGGGACGATACGCCGGAGCCGCCCCGCTTCGGCGGTTCCATGGAAGCATTTGAAACGTCGCTGGTGGACGGCCCCAGGGCGTTCGCGCAGGGGCTTGGAAGCGCCGTGGAGCAGCGTACCATCGCGTTTTACCGCTGGTTCGTTGATTTTCAGGACATGGCCTCCTATCAGGAGAACATTGCTCTATGGCTGGCCAGCAACCAAAACGGCTATCTCTACCTGCAGTTCGCCGAACAGCCGCAATGGCGGTTTGCCGCCGTCATCACCGGCTACCAGTTTGAAACCGAGAACTTCGTTCCGCCTCCGTCTCCAGAGGACGGCTATCTGTGCCTGCTGGTCACGCTGACCATGACCGTCACCGACAGGACCCCGGACAATTCCAACTGGGTTTTTTCCGTGACGCCCGCTTCTTTTGACGTGCCCGTCCAGGGTGGTGAATATACCGTGAACGTGGAATCTTCGTTTACCCCGGGTCCGGTCGGGCAGGGGTGGCAGATAGCCGACGTCTCCGAAGGGTTGACTGTCTCCGATGTGGTCAACGGCAACAACGGATCATTCAAGGTGGCAGTCTCCGCCAACGAGGGAGACGAGGACAGGACCATGTCGCTCCAGGTCATTCAGGACGGAACAGGACAGGCTGTTGAGGTTGAATTTCGTCAGCTTCAACCCTCTTACTCATTCAGCCTTGCTCCAGCCCAGGTACAGGTTCCCGTTACTGGCGGAAGCTACCAGGTCCAGGTGACTTCCTATTATGACCCGGGGGCAGTCAGCGTTGACTGGACGCCCAATTCTCCCAGCTCTTCCGTTGTCATCTCCGATATCACGAACGGAAATAACGGGTCATTCACGTTAACCGCGGCGCCCAATGAAGGAGGGGCCGGCTCCGTCGTCGTTTCCGCGACACAGGCGGATTCCGGTTTAAAACAGACAATCCGCGTATTGAGGGCAGGACTGGTCACCCGAAATCATCAGCTTTCCCCGCCCGGAGGGGAATACTCGGATAATCCGATGAGTTATTCCTCATGGAGGTTTATTCCCTCGGACGTTTATCCGGACTTCCCGGGAGGCAACCCCGAAGGAAAGGGACTGACGCTGCAGGAAATCATCACGACGAAACCCACCAGCGCCAATTCCGGCACGTTAACGCTTTACCGGGTGGAAAACGGGTCTGCCTCTCTTCTGGCGACCAGCAGCGAGGCGGTTTCCACCGGAGAAGGCGGGAACGTGAAATGGACGTTTTCTCCCGGCGTGGAAATCCGCTCGGACTGGCAGCTGGTCGTGGAAAACCAGAACGGAATCTATGAGCAGCATGTGATGCTGTCCAATCCGCAGGCGTTTGACGGTCTCGGAGACGAGTCCTATCCCGCGGCAGCCACGGCGGCCGGGCGTACGTTCGGATTATCCCTCGTCATCCGCTACACTTCCACCGAATACCCATCTTAACAGAATAATCCATCATGAACAAACAACAACAAAACGGAATAGAACGGCTTTTCGTCGAATTTGCCGAAGAGTGCGGCAAGAACCCTAACCTGAACCAGGCGGTGCAGGAATTGAAGGAAAGCGTCTTTACTGCCTCCCAAGATGCCGGCGTCGATCCCTCCCATGCCTTCGGAATCATCATCCGCGATATGATGATTCTGGAATCCTTGCAGAAACGCGTGGAAGAATCCCGGACGGCGCTCACGTCCGGGAATTTGCCCGCTTTCATCATCGAAGAAGTCCGCGCTCAACGATAACACCCTACCATCCAGACCACCATGGCCACCAAGAAAGAAATCGAAATCAAGCTCAAGTCCACGCTGGACGGAAAAGGCGTGGAAGAAGCGAAACAGAAAATTGACTCCCTGAACAAGTCTACGGAGCAGCTGGATAAAGACAGCCAGCAGGCAACCCGGAGCGTGAAGAATATGGGGCAGGGAGCCTTGCAGGCTGCCTACTTTTTTGACGACTTGCAATACGGCATCAGGGGTATCATGAACAATATTCCTGGGCTTGTGATGGGCTTCGGAGGCGGGGCAGGGCTGGCCGGGGCCATCTCCATTGCCACCCTTGCCGGCGCGAAGCTTTACGAGTGGATGGGAAACACGGAAGCAAAATCCAAAGAACTCGCTAAGGCCCTTGAACAACAAAATGAAGCCATTAAGGAATCCCAGGAAATCGTCGCGTCCTTCAATAATGAGGCGGCTTTAAAGACGTCCAATGATTTGACGGCAAAAATAGCAGGAAACCGAAAAGAAGAAGCCCAGGCATTAAAAGAATCTGTACGGGAGCAGCAGCGTTTGCTGGACCTGCAATCAAAGATTCTGGACAATCAGGATCAGGCGGATTTGTTGAAACTGGAAACTGATTACTATAGCGGGGCGTTCGGCGATCCTGAAAGTTTTTCCGCGCGTTTGTTCTTTGAAGGCAAACAGGAAGACATCAGACTTCGAGCCCGTGCCCGGCATCGACAAGAACAGGAAGAATCCGCCAGAATCAATGTATCTAACGCGGAAAGGGATTTAGCGTCAAAAACCGAAGCCACCAACAGAAACAGCGAACGTTTGGGAGGATTGCAGGACCAGAATATTTTATCCTACCAGGAACGGGAAAAGCTCAATGGCGAAATCCTTAATGCGGAAAAACAAATATTTGATAACTTGCTTTCTATAGCTAAAACAGCACGCAATAATGAAGAGCAGGAAGGGTTTCTGGGTATAGGAAGAATATCATCTAATGATATGAGAGAGTGGATTAAGCAATTAATAGAGAATGGTGGAGATACCTCTGCCTTAGAAAATACATCTCTTCAAAACATTAATATTGCTAGATTACCTAATTTTCGTTCAGCGCAGCAGCTCATGGAAGATGTATTAACCGCAGGAAATGGCAGGGTGCAGTTAGATCGCCTGAACGCTTTAAGAAAACAAAGGACGGCTTCTGATAACGCGCTTGTCGATGCAGGATATGACGTCAGCACGGATGATGCGTTGCGTGAAGCATATAAGAACAGAGACAAAGCGGTAGAACAGGCGCAGGAATCGCTTAAAAAGGCGATAGAAGATCAAACGGAAGCGGAGAAATCTTTAACTACAAGCACGCAACAGCTTGAAGAAGTCCGAAAAATAAATGCTTCCGAAGAAAAAATTGATGAAGCGCAGCGGGAGAGGAACGAGGCTGTGGAACAGCAAAAAAGGATTGTCCAGGCACAGAAGGAGAATGAAAACGCTATCAAAGATCAGATACGGGAAAGGGAAAACGAAGTCCGTGAACTGAAAAAGGAAATCTCCAGGCTTAAAGAGCGAACCAAGAACCAGAGGGACAAACGTGACAATATCATCGAGAACGTTAACCTGGCCGGATTCAGCAAATCGTTGACCGACGCCTTGTCAAGCCCCGATAGAGATGTCAGCGGAAGAGCGCGGGAACGAAAGTCCAATATTAATGAAGCCTATAGTGCCATCATCAGGTACATCAAAGACGCTTTTAAGGATAACAGGGTCACCGAGAACGAAATGGAGGTTCTCTCGAAAAAATTAATGCAGGAACTGTCCTCAAGAGGCGAGAATAAAATCACCTATGCACAAACGCTTGATTTAGTGAAACGCATCATTGCCCTCGTAGAAAAGGGATCTTCCGACGGAAATCAATATCGTGCCGCGATCAAATCCATGGAGGCAAGAGTTCAACGGCTGGAAAAAGAGTCCCAGGCACAGAAAACCGGTCTCAATATGGTGGCAGGCTGGTTCGTATCTTGACATTTTTGGATAATCAACGTATCAGAAAAAGAGCATGAATCAAGACATGTACTACATCGCGAACTCTGATGGCGAAACGGAAGGTCCCGTTTCTCTTGAGGTTCTGGAAAATTATTTCTCCCAGAAAAAGATCAACGCGAAAACCATGATTTTTCAAGAGGGGGGGAAAGAATGGGAAGAGTTCGAGAAGGTATTGGCGAAATATCATAAAAAGATAGTACCGAAAACAAAGGAATCAAGGAATCAAACACCTTCATCTACAACGCTTATAGGTTATTATTTTCCTATGGTGGGAGGATTTGTGGCGGTTGCTGGAATCGTCGGATTTTTGGTTTGTATAGACCATAAATTAGTAGGTTTGGCTGTTGCCTGTCTTTTGTCCGGATTTTTTTCGTTAATGTTTTTCCTGTGGATGGGGCAAATTTACGACCGGATTGTGGAATGCGTCCATATCTTGAAAAACATGCAGGACAGGAATAAATAGAACCTTAACCTTTTTACAAGCAGCAGGAACCACGACATCACCATCAATGATTTGCTGGCTCTCAAACCGTCGAGCCTCAATCACGCGCAAAGAAGCTTTTCCACCTCCACCATTACCGCGGTTTATCCCGTCCGCACCTTGGACGAGGTCTTGCCCTTCCAGCAATTCGACACCGTCACCATCTCCCAAAACGGGAACACCATTCTTGCGGGCCTCGTTTCCAGCATCGAAAAGACCTACAGCGGTTCATCCCGCGCCTGGAAAATCGTCTTTTCCGATCCCTGGTATTACCTGGACAACTGCTTTGCCCTGGATTCCGAATGGAAGCCGGTCTTTTCGATGTGGCAAAGCACCGGCGGCGGGAATGAAATCATTCCTAAAATAAGCATTTCCTCCGCCCTTTTCCGGGTGCTGAATCTGGCCAAACACCACCCCGCGGACTACGAACTGCGGATCAGCGACGACAAAATGCTGATCCCGTGGAACGCCTCATGCGACACCCTTGGAAGTCTGCTCCAATCCATCCGCCACTGGTCGCCCCGCATGGTCACGTACTACGACTACAGCGGCGCACGCCCCAAGCTGGTCATCACGGACTATGACGCCCTGACGCCTATCTCCCTGCCATTGCAGCCCTCCAATGATATTAAATCCATAGACGTTTCCCTTGTCCCACGCGCCGACCTCGTGCCTCCCTGCGTGGCGATTGTCGCGGAAACCACCGGAAGCAACGGCTATCGCGTCTCTTACCTGTCCAAATACCCGGAAGACGGAGACCCGACCTTGCCGCACTCCATCGTTTACCGAACGTCAGTAGACTTCTATTATTCTAAGTATAATTCTACAGGAGAACCGGTAGAAGATCCTCAACCGGTACAGGGAACCAGGGCCGGCAGCCTGTCCTACCAGCGCATGAAAGTGACGGGGACCCGGATTGACCAGAACGACATGATCAACAGTTTCTGGAAAAATCATTTCCCCTGGATGAAAGACGTGGACGCCCTCGCGGCCTATGATCAGGAGCCTGTCATCACCGGGAAGCCCTGGGACGGAACGGAGGAAGACAAACCGAAGGGCTATAATACCACGGCCACGGGCTATGAACTGACGGATGGGCAAATTCATACCAAATCCATCAGGCCGCAATGGTGCAATGCCACCATCAAGCAGCGTCTCGCCATCCCGGAAAGCGCCCCTGCCAAGTGGCGGGAGAAATTCAAGAATGTGGGGACCTTGCAGGGTGTGCCCTGCTTTTGGGAAGAATTCTCGGTGGATCTGGTCACCATGGACCGCCCCTTTGCGAGCTACCCCATCGACGGCATCTACAACGGGGAGCAGCCCTCCAACGGGCCGGAAGAAGGGGAATCGCCGGAACCGTCGGAAGGTGTGCCCTATGGGGACATTGCCAAAACGGTGTGGGAATCCATGCAGGAATTGCCGTGGGACGGATCTATTTCCTTTGTCGCGCTTGGCGAAGCGCAGACGCGCCAATACATGGGCCGGCGCGTCTCGCTGCTGGGAGGAAACCCCGAATGGGAGAACATTAAAACCATGATTCAAAGCGTGTCCCGAGATTTGCAGACGAACGTCATCACGTTGTCTTACGGGGCATTAAACTATTTAAGCGTTGATGACTGGATAAGATTGAAAAGCATTAACGCTAAATCTCGCGAGTCCTCCACGCTGGAAAACATGCAGGGCGCGCCGGAATCGACGGAATACGCCTTTGACCCCAAGCCGGAATCCCCGACCATCAGCCAGCACATCACGACGGCGACGGGGGAAGCCACGCCCGCGCCGGAATACGGCTTCCAGGTGCGGGTGCAGAAAGATACTGAGGGAGCCGTCACCGGGGCGCAAATCAAGCCCGGCGCGCTCTACCTGAACGGAAATCTGCTCGGCAAATACCCGCAGGGGGGCAGTTCCGGGTCCTCGTGGGTGCAGCTCACCCAAACCAGCGGGGAAGTATGGCTCAACGTTCACTTTGACCAGGACGCCAAATTGACGGGCGTTGACGTCTCCGGCATTCCGGGGACGGTGTACCCAATCATGCTTGCCGAAGAAAAACCGGGCGTCAACTTCGACTATTCCTTCCTGATTGCCGACATCGAAGATGACCAGGTGACGCAATACGCCCTGGGAATGATACAGATCCCGGTCTTCGGAGGAACCTTCTACCCCTACGGACCAGCATAATCCGACAACATCATGATCAGAATCTATCTATTCACCTATGCCGGAGACGCGGAGGAAGCCCTCGTTTGTGTCCGATGCGCCGCGGCGGCCCTCCCTGAAGCCGTCATTACGGTTGTGGACGACAGCGCCGCTCCGCTTCCTGAACGCGTCAGATCCGTCCTTATGTTAACCGGGGCAAGGTATTGTCAAACCGGCTGGACAAGGAACGGCAACCTGCGCGGCCCGGAATGCGTCCGGGGCATCATTTCCACGCTGGCCGGGGAAGCGGAAGAAAATGACGTCATCGTCAAAATCGACTCGGACACGCTCTTGTTGTCTGGGGGATGGGTGCGTGACATGCAGAGCAACGGGCTGGCGTTGCACGCCTCCGGCTACCAGGTCCCCCGGAACCCGTCCGAACGCTCCGCCTATGGGCCGTGTTACGCGATCAGCGGACGGGCGGCCAGACTGGCGGCTGAGGAACTGATGGAGGCTGACATCCCTCCGCTCGCGCCGGAAGACCTGACGATCTGCCGGACCATCCAGGGGCTCTTTCCCCAGGAGAAGATCCGACTTGATGAGCCCTGGACGCCCTTTTACCGGGAAGGGAAGTGGACGGCCTGGAACTGGTTCAGCATCGCCGTGACTCCGCAGAAATACGCGGATTTCTGGATGGTTACCTTCGGCAACCCGCGCCCAACAAACATTCCGAAATCCGAGCGGGCCCGCGCGATGGACGCCTTGTTCCGCTACCGTTTCCCGCAGAACGAAGACGGATCATCTTGTTGA